CGGCTCAAGAGCAATTTCGTGCGCTTGATGCCCCAGTTATTCTCGTTATGGAATTCCATCTTATCCCAATAACGCTTGCCTTTGTGATCTCCGTCGACGATTCTCAGCGTAAGCCAGAGATAATCGCCGAATTTGTTTGTCTTTTCCTCCTGTTTCATGATCTGGACGATATATTCGCCCTTTGGAGCCGGGGAAAAAGATTGTCCTTCTTCAACTCCCTCAAAATCAACTTCTCCCAATGCCATTGTTTTCACTCTCTCTTTCTTCCCCCTCAACAGGGGAGGTTATGAAGTTATTTCTTGCCAGCCTTGTCCGCGCGCTTCGCCCTCACGACCGTGATCTCTGCAAGGATTTTGGCCGCGCCATCCTTGGATAAATCGCCCATAGAATCTGCATCATGCTTGGCAAACCATGAGCGCGCCTGTTTCTTCGTGAGTTGAAACTCCTTGAAGGCTTTGGCGATCTTGCGCTGGTCTGCCTTGCTGGCGAAATATTCGACCTCCTGGGCGGGCGCTTCGAGCCAATCGGCGCCGAGATGATCTCTCAGAACTCCGAACGAAATCTCGAAAGGCTTGCCGAGCGGAAGAGGCTTGACCCATGGCAGATTGCGCGTCCGGTCCTTGTCATTCACGACCGTTGCATAATGCTTGCCATCCTTGTTGTCGACCGCGAGGCGAAGAACCAAATCGAATTCATAGGGCAGGTTCTTTTCGCCATCGAAAGTCAGCCCGACCTTTTTAAGGTCGCCGCTATCAGAAAAGAGATCCTTCTCGCGCGCCGTGACGATGATGTTCATATCGAGCGCGAGCAACTTCTGGACAAATTGCTTGAACTCGGCTTTCAGCGGCGCCCAATCCGCGATCTGCATCTTGTAATAATCGAATTTATGGCCGAATCCGCCGCGATTGCGCTTCAGGAAGATGGCGTTCCACTTCCATTGAAGCATCTCCCAGAGTTTCGTGATTGGATCGACGATCAGCGTCTTGAAAAGATGCGGGTTTTGCAAGAGCCAATCAACAGCCTGAACCGCTTCATCCCAAGTTTGAACCTCTGTGCGATTCAGATTGTTTGCTTCCGCATAGAGTTTCGCCCCGCCATCAGCATCGATCATCGCCGGCGACGGAAAGGACATTGCGAGCGTGGTCTTGCCCGAGCCGGTCGCGCCCCAAAAGAAAGCCTTCAGGCGCCGCTGGAGTCCTTTGTGCGGCTGGAACGGGCAAGCCTTCGGCACCGTAACCTTCGGAGGCGTAGCGGGCGGAGTAGAATCAGCAGGAGCCGCAGGAGCCGCAGTCTTTCCGGCCTTCGCTGATTTGCCCGTGGCTTTCGATCCCTTGTCTTTCTCGGGCTGATTCGCGGGCTTCCCCGTCTTCTTCGAGAAATCGACCTCGCTCGGAAGTTTCACGCTGGTCTTCGGGACCGCTTTTGTTTCGCTATCGCCGCCCATTAATCACAACCTTCCTGCTGGCATAGCGCGAAATATTCGCACCATTTCTCGCTGCAAAGGAAGCCGGTATTATTTGGCGGAAAGCATTTGTTCACGATGCCATGCACGATCTCCTCGACCATGCGGAGGAACCAGCGGATTTCTTTTTCCGTCCGGGTCGTTGTTAATTGCTGGATCGCCGGACTTGACCTCTTGCCGCCCTTTGTAACGATATCGTATCGCATTTCGTGCGGCATCTGGCCAGTTTCGATGAACCACGCGAGGAAATAAAGCGTTGCCTGGATTTCCTTATCGGGCTTGCTTTCAGCCCACCGCTTGCCCGCGGTCTTGAGATCGACAAGGATATTCCCCTCTTCGACCATATCGATATAACCGAGCAATTCATAAGGGAAATCATCGCCGATAGATACCCGGAACATCTGCTCGACCGCGATTGGCTTGGTGGTTGGCAGGATTTCGCCATAATACACCTCGGTCATGGATTCGCCGAGTTCGAACAGGCCTTCAGGAGTATGGCCATCGGCAAACTGGATTTCATCCTTGCCATTCAGCCGACCATGGAGATCTTCGCGAAACGCCTCAAGCGTTGCCTGGTATTCCGGAAGCGCGCCGTCATTCTCCATCTTGAACCGATTCGCAAATTCGGCCATCGTATGAAATGCATTGCCGAAGATCAGGTTCGAGCCGACCGGCCCTTTGATCTTGTCGATGTAACGGAACCGCCATTTTCTTGGACACATAAGATATGCGCCAAGCGCAGAAGCCGAAAGATGCGGCTTTTCTACTGCCTTGCCTGCATCTCCGGCTCCTTGGTCCGCCGCAATATCCGGCGGAATCCCTGTTGTGGATTCGGGCATAATGTTTCTCCTTTCGTTACTGGTTGATGATGGTGGTTTTAGCCGTCGGGCTTACGTTTCGAAGAGTTCTGCTTGATTCGGAATAATGATGAAAGTCAGCGCTTCCTTATCCTGAATGAACTTGCTGATCTTCTTGTATTCCTCGCCGGTGAATTGGAAGCCAAGGAAGTTCATCTCGGCGCATTCCTGCTTGATCTTGCAGTCCTTAATGGAACCGATGGCGCGGATGGCGCCGCCATGCATGAGATCGAAAATGGTGAGATGCGCGTTTTCGTCTTTCTTCTTTGCCATGGAATTTCCCCTCTCGATGGCCCGGGCGCCCCCGTCCCCCCTCCCAAAGTTTCAGAGGCGCCGTCTGGCCTACCTTCGTCAAATGGTTTTGATATATCATAATAATCCCCGGTGGATTATTATTTGCATGGCTTCTTTTCGTGAGAACCCGTTACTTTCTAAAGATTTCATCCTTTCGGCATACATCAATGCATTAGCCGCAATACTTTCAACGAGCAATTCTTCATTTGCTTTTTGAAATGAAATGGCGTCCCGCAGGAGTTTGCCATCTTCCCTTGATTTTTGATTATTGTCTTCCATGATTGCTCCTAATAAAATCCGCCCCGCCAGATTGTTGAACAGGCGCGAGCATGTTCATGGAATGCTGCCGGGGCGGAATCCCCTCTCGATTATTTTTGTTTTTCATGCTCGCGCCTCTCGTTTTGGAAGTATGGGCAGTATACAGGCTTTTACTTGAAAAGCAAATGAAAAATCCGCTGAATGATAGTTTTTCTTTTTGGTTTCCAATAAATCGGCAGTTCCCCTTTGATTGGTACCGTGTGGCACCGGCATCTCACGTGCTCTGGCGGCATAATTGCCAGCCCCCCAATCCGCGCCCGGTCCGGATTCTTTCCTTCTTTTTTCTTCCGGCCAGGATAAGCCAAAACCAGCAGGATAATTAAGCAGATACCAATTACGAATTCGTGCATTGTTCATTTCCCCTTTTTCTTCTTCGGCCTGTACGTGATAACCTTCTTGCCGAGTTTGCGGAGTGCGGATTCGCAGCCATGTATGATCTCAATGCATGACTTTATTTTTGTTTTTATACTTCTGCAAGAAAACCACTTCTGGTAGGGGGCGCCTTTTCTGGCACAACCGCGAGGCCAGAGCATATTCAATGGGCAGGAAAAGGCACCATTTACTGAACAATGCAACTTCGAAGAACCTCTTCTCGCCAAATATTCACAACAAGGGCAATCGCAAACCATCCATCCATATTTGCTCCAACCCGGCCACGCGTCCTTTTCTTCCTTTGGATTGTTATAGAGCCATATCCACAACTCCCGGCAGATACGCAGGGCTTTTTCCTTAGTCAATCTTGCCATTGTTGCCACCTTCTTTTTCTTCGTACTCGCCAGCCTTCTCTCCCGGCAACAGCAAGCTCGCCGTCACGTCCAACACTCCCGCAAGTCGAATCAGCATCGTCAGCGATGGCAAATGCCGCCCCTTCTCAAGCCTGCAGATATATCCACGCTGGACGTCGGCCAACTCGCCGACTGTCTTTTGCGTGAATCCTTTGGCCTTACGGGCTTTTTTAATGAGCAAGCCGATATTGTCGGCCAAACGCTTTTCGCTAATCGTCATTGCCTTTTTCCTCCTCTACGTCCTTTTCCTCCGGTTCGATCTCTTCGAGTTTCTTCCTGCCGTTTTCCTCTTCTTCTGCAAGACAATGCGTACCCCATACGTAGCCGATGCGCCATTCGTCGTGCTTGGTATCGCTCGGCTCATCTTCGATCTTTTCGCCCGCCTGGGCAGCTTTGAATCCATCGTTGAATTCGTCGCTCGCCTCGTTGTGATCTTCAACGCCTTTGTCATATGCCCGCAGGACAACATTCAAATCCTGTATATAGTGCGCGCCAACAATCATATCGTTGATGTGCGTCCTTTCGATGCATCCGCGGATGTCGTCTATCGGGTCGGGTGTTGTGGATTGGATCGGGTCCATGTTACTTGTCCTCCTCTTTCTTTTCCAACTTCTCTATCAGGTTACGAAGCGACGTGCAAAGATTGTGCTCGTTTGGATTACGCTCAAAGCATAATAAGCAGGCCTTGCCGCTCGACTCGCAATTGCAAAGCGCCTCCCTCTTGAACGCTTCCAGCGCACCCCGATATGCCGATAACTTTACGCTTTCTTTTCCTCCCAGATATCTTTCGAGTTGATCCATCGGGACGCCAGTTACAAGCGAGAAGTTCTCAAGGCTCCTGCTCGGCTTTTTGCCGTTGGCGATCCATGCGGCTTGACGGGCTTCTTCGCTGGTGATCGCAGACGAGGCGGCTCTACATATGCCATGAACACTGATAGATGATCTATGGCATGCTTCACATTTATCAGCAGAGCAGTCCAATGATTTTTTGAAGCAGTCAAGCAGGTTTTTTGTTGATTCCAGTAGATTATCGCGTTGCATAGATGATTCCTCCTTTTGTTCAAATCCGCCAGCCTTCAGCATATCATCAATCCCGAAACCATAATCTGATTCACACATTAACCACCTCCCTTTTCTGCAAGACCGAGCGCGGCCCTGGCCATCTCGCCGAGTTCATGGTTAGAGTCTTTGTAATAGACGGCGACCGCCCTGGCTACGCTAACGTATTTCGAAAGATTCTCACATCGATGGATTGCATAGGCCGCATCATCTATCGATGTTCCGGTTGCCGTTGCAAGGTTCGCGATAATCTTGCTGACAATTATGCCTTGGTCCTGCGAGATGGCATCGACGGCATCCTGCAACCTTTTCACTATCGCGCCCCATACTCCCCCCGTAAGACTGATGCCTTCATGTTCCATGCAGGCTTTGAGTTGAGATATCTCAGATTCCACAGCGGTTATAAAGTCCTTATCGGCCATCGGCCATCTCCTTTTCTTTCAGCCTTTCGATCTCCCATATCTCAGCCGCGCTCATCCCCACTGGATAAGGAGGCTCGTTGCATTTCGCGCATGTCTTGATTGTCAGGAATTGCCCGCTATCATGGCCTTGATAAGCCGTCTTGGTTAACTCCCTTTTCTTGACGCGCTTCTTGCAGAGATCGCAGGTCGCCCGTTTGATATTGTCCTTCTTGCGAGGCTTTTTGGTTTTTTGGGCCATGCCGCTAATCATCTTCCTTGTTGTATTTTATATTTTTTTCATCACAAAGCGCTTTCAATAATTTGATTCCCCGCAATTTGGGTTTGCCAGGTTTCCATAATTTAGCTTTTTCGCAGAACATAAAGTCTCTTGCGCTGTCGGCATATGGACAACCAGAATTGCCCTTCGCCCACGAGTCCACGGCCCCCGGCTCAAGAAACTCAGCGTCGTGCCGCATAAGCTCAAGGGTTAGTTTGTCTGATAACTCACCCCAATAGGTATTATACAATAAATGAGAAACGGGAACATAAGCGGTTTGCAGGTCCGCATAGCGCAGGTCCGCAGAGCGCAGGTCCGCAGAGCGCAGGTTCGCAGAGCGCAGGTTCGCAGAGCGCAGGTTCGCAGAGCGCAGGTCCGCAGAGCGCAGGTCCGCAGAGCGCAGGTCCGCAGAGCGCAGGTTCGCAGAGCGCAGGTCCGCAGAGCGCAGGTCCGCAGAGCGCAGGTCCGCAGAGCGCAGGTCCGCAGAGCGCAGGTCCGCATAGCGCAGGTTCGCAGAGCGCAGGTTCGCAGAGCGCAGGTCCGCAGAGCGCAGGTTCGCAGAGCGCAGGTTCGCAGAGCGCAGGTTCGTGTTATCCTCAATTGCTTGTTCAACTGTCTTTTTAACAGGCCATGATGGATGCTTGTCGTAAAGAATTTCACCTGATTTTGATTTAATTATTGACATGGATATTCTCCTTTTTAAGTTTTTATGTTTAGTTAATCATCCTCAGCCGGACAGCCGCCATCACTCTCGCAGTCCTCATCGCACGGCGTTGTCTCGCAGGTTGAGGGTTGCGGAAGAGCACCTGCACCCATCGCTTTAATAATCGCTGCCCGAAGCATTTTTGCAATCCCGCCGTTTGGTTTGCCGAGCGGGCTTTTTTGTTTGCTATGCGGGAATGCATCGATTGCGAGAAGGACGTTTTTGCAGGCTTCAAGTAAAACCTCTCTGACGGCCAACAACTCATTACAGACATCAATAACTTCTCGTACCGCATGCAGGCATGTTGCATGTTCTGCGCCACCGATCTTCAAGGCTCGTTGCCTTAAAATATCGGCATGTGTAATTTTTAGTATTTCTTGTATTTCTTCTTTCGTGTACTTCATCCTCGCGCCTCCTTAAAAGAATTGTCAAACTAAACGTCATACCCGCCAGAGTGACGGACAATAATGCACCGCTTGCGCCGTTGGATATATGGTACGCCGGTAAAAATGCGCCCCGGCCCGCCATACGATTCATGGCAATACGTCCGGATAAACTCCCGCAGGATATGCCGCAACTTGCGCGGTATGATATAGTATTTTGTCCAGGAATCGCCAAAACTCTTGACGACGCATTTTACTCCGTCGCGCTCATCGTGGTAGATTTCCATGAATCCTCCCGGCTCGTGGATTGTGCACCGCTGGAAGACGGTGCGGGTTGCCAGTTAATCGGTCTGTTTAACCTGTATTAGTTCAGGGTATAGGACCTTTTTGATTTGTGCCAGCATTTTTCGCATCGGTCCGACATGCCAAAGCTCGCGGTATACAGGATAAAATCCTTGCAAGGCATAACGCAGAAGACCTTTTTTTCGTAGGCCGTAATCGATGATTACTCTTGCGCCCGCGCCTTGAACAGAATCAATTGTATTTCCTGTTGCAATAAGGTCGCGCGACTTCAAGTCTATCGCGCCGTATCTGTGAAAGTTTTTTGCCATGTTATGCTCCCTTCCTATAATTCAACTGCTGCTGGTTGAATCACGAAAATCTTGTCAAGCATGATCCCGCGTTTCGGGTCCATGATTAATGCCACCTCAGAATTGGTCGCGAAGTTGTCGAACACACGATACATCATTCCGCCGATGAATGTATCTTCATATTCATTGTAAATTATATCGAAACGATGGTCATAAAGCCCGCAAGAATTGTGGTCGTATGAGTAATCTTTGTTGATTCGAGTATAGCCTTGTGCGTCCATGCTTTGCTCCCTTCCAAGTTTTCAATTCCCTCTTTCTATCCCAATAGTACCATCTGCAACACCTAAAATCAAGAAGAAAAACCCCGAAAAAGCGACCTATTGCTACACTATTTCATAACTCCATATATATCCCACTTTACAACAATTCTTTTTTTTTAATAACTCTCAAAGATATGATGCCCAAAATCCGCCCTCATACCCCCTCACGCGCCCGTACAGCCCCTCAAAAAAAACAGGCCTGATTACTCAAGCCTGCTCTTTTCGTTGCCCTGCGCCTGCGGAGCGCAGGATGCGGCATATTTCCGCGATGGTCACTATTTCCACAGTTAGTTAAGCACGAGCGTTACCTCTGCAGTAAGGCCGACCGCGTCGTCATTATTGCCTGCGCCAACGTGATCGAGACCGAGTTCGAAGACGTTTCCCCAGTCGGCTTGATTAACCGTGCCGCTCTCGCCGTGTATTGCAACCTCATGATGCGTCACGACGGTGGTGTTAACCTGTATGCCAGGCTCGGGCGAATCACCCTCTGCAATGATTTCTGCCGCACCGAGCCATAAATTGATATGAGGCGACTCGCCGGTATCATTAGTCTTGTTGCGCACAGTGAAGGAAACTATCGAAGCGTCTGGCCTGCGCCACCTTCTCTGCATGTCGAGCACGTCGGCGAGCAGCGTCGTGGTGTCACCGCCTGCATTGTAATTGCCTGGAATATCAAAACTGATCTGCACAACTCTTGCGGAATCAAGCGCGTGCTCTACCGTGGTCATGTCCGTATCGGCCCAAAGCGGCGCGCCAATAATAAATATTCTGGAAGCCGTAACGCTTTTAATAATGCCGTGCCGCATATTGCCATCGACCGTGTAGCGAATGGCTTCGTAAAGTTTCAAATGACCGCTCAAGTCACTACTCGTCTCCATGACGTTCAAGCCGCGCGCTCGCCAAACGAGTGTATTGGGGCCGGACGCAATATCCTCACCGAGCGTCGTTGGCCATGCCGGTTCTGTGCCTTCTGTGCCTGCAACAACGCATTCAAACACATAATGACCGCCGGTCGTTGGGTAACAGTAATCACCAAGACCGATAGCAGGTCCAACGGCAGACCATAGCGGAATCGCGGCCCCGCTCGGGTCTTCCATTACAGGAGTCGCTTCAACGCAGCAAATAAGATTGTGCCAGCCGGTTCCTTCTTGCACCCATTGATTACCGTCATAGAAGTTGTACAGGTTCTCATCTTCAACCCAGAAGCGCATCCCCTCCCACGGGTCCCAGAAGATGTAACCGGCGTAATAGAAAGTAACATCCTGCTCGTGCCCAACGAAAACGCCCGTCGGCGAGTCGCCAATAATCCAGCCCTCGCCATCGACTTCGCTGCCGGTCGGCGTGTTCTGGCCGTTAGTTTTGACCTTGCCCTGCACGAGCGCGTCGAGAACGTTCAGCGCGTTGTTATGAGTTACCTCGCCGCTGGCCTGCGATTCCAGCAGGTAATCCATTGCGAGATTCGGGGTTAATTCTGCCATTAGACTGTCTCCTCGATTTGCTTTCCGCGCCCGACTGCATCGGACATTTGATATGCTCTTACGTCAACCGGGTCGCCCGGGGTTAATCCGTCGGTGGTTTGGTTTGCCGCGCTGTAAGTAAATGCATGGGCTGTCAATACCTGAAAAACCCAAGGAACACCATCTATCGTTCTTGTAGTTACGGCTCCAGTAGAGGCTGCAATCGTTAGTTGAAACACACGAACGACTGTCGCGCCATCCATGATTTCAAACTGATAGATTTCGCGCGGATCAATAACTGGCGTCGGGTTGCCGCTGAAATGCCGGATGATTGCCCGCGTCCTGCGAATCCAGGTTATTGCCAAATCATTAGAAGCATTTCTATTGCCTTTGATATGGCAAGGCGCAAATGGTCTCAGTGTATTGGCCTGATATTCATAGGTCCTCAGTTCTTCTGCATCGAAACTACCTTTTATCAAGTCGACATAATTGAACTCGGTGCCGACTGCCGACACGTTTCCGTTATGAAAGATGATGTTAGCATCTGTCAAGATCATGACCATTTCATTAACGACATGCTTGTCCGTGGCCCATTCTGTATTTCTCAAACCTCGAATTAACTTTGATAATGTATAGGTTCTGGGAGCGATCAAAGTCGCGGTTTGATATCCGATTATTTCATCTCCAATTATTATTCGATTAAGCCCGTTAAGAACTTCGAGTTCAACCTCGCTCTCAGCAATCCCATTCCTGAGTTGGATCGTAACTGTATTTTCATTGTCCCAAAATTCAGTCTTGCGATCGCCCAGGACAGTTGTCGCGATTCCGATTGACGCTTCAGGAGCATTTTCAGGATGTCCACTGAGTCGCTTATCAGACCAAGAAGAGGAACTCGATGCTCTTCTATTCGCCGGTGCTCCGGTTACTGGAGGAATGCGATGATCCTCCATGCATTCGCCGTAATAAAAACCAGCAACGAGCACATCTTCATTGCGAAGAGGCGCTACATCAATTAAATGCATATTGATATAAGGCGGCGTGAAAACAGAGACGTCATAATTGGACGGTTCTTCAGCCGAGGCCGTTTGATCAAGTACTTCTTCATGCTCGATAACGCCTTTGATCTCAAGCATGCGGTTAAATCCGCGCGCGATTTCCCTGATTAAGATTACATAGGTTTCAGTCCCGGCAACTGTAGGAGCCTCAACCGTCACGCGGTCGTTTTCTAGCAAGTCAAATTGTGAAGGCGGCAAAGTAAAAGCTACCGTTTGCCTTGTCCCCCACATAACCCAGAGTTCCCGCTTGGCAATTATCCGGGCTTCGGCTGCCGTAAGAACAATCGGCAAATCGATCCCAACAACGCTGTCGGATGCGGATTCTATCAAGCGTTCATTCTGATTGCTTTGCTGATAATCGAGCGCCTTTTCAATGAAGCGAACATCGACCTCCCGCGGCAAATCGATCCCCGTTTTATCCAGCAACGTAATTATTCGCGGGACATCCTGGCCCTCTTCGTGCGCGGCCATATCATCCGCGTCAATAGTAATATCATCAACATCGGTTCTCTCGTTATAAGTAAGAATCCCGTTTTTTACCTGTGCAATAAGATTGTAAGAAAGCATCAAGGTTTTTATCATGCCTATTGGCGATCGAGGTCCGGCAATATTATATCCTTTGACTGCGGTAGTATCCAGAGCGCTAACATCAAAGTCGGTCGAATCCGTCAAGCCAGCTCGCTCATGCAAGTCAGTCATGGCCTCCTGCAGATTGTAAGATGAAGACGGCTTAACCAAAAATGAAAATGAAGGAACTCGATTGCCAAAATCTCGCAATTGTAATCCTTCGAAAATTATATATGCCAGGCCACGATATCCCGGAACCTCGCCGGCGCCCTCGTAATCCTCTAAAAGACTGTCGGCGGTCTGGGTTGTGGTCCCTTTGTAAATCCTGATATCATCGACCTCGCCCGGGTCGTATGTATGCACGGATTGCGCAAGCGTTATACTGTCGCCTGCGGCTTCATCATCGATGCCGCTATCGGCTAACAATTCAACTTGCGAGACGCCTGTGTCTGTGTTAATATTTGCAGAAATGCATTTCCAGACGTCATTATTTCCAGCATGAGTAAATCCAGAAACGTTGACATTGTTTCCGCTGATAAATTGGCTGAGGTCCGGACCGCCATCTGGCGATTCAAGGATCAACAAATATCGCCGGACTGCCGGATCGCTCGAAGATACGCCGTATTGACCATCGATTTTAGGATAATTCTTCTCAACAAGTTTTATCGCTTCGATCTGGCTACTTGTTATATTGATCGAAACATCAGCAGAATAAAACAGTTTTCCATCTGCCCAGATCTTTATTATATCATCGACCTCGCCCTCGCAGACGCCGACGGCCATATCGACCGAATATGTATAACTCTTCTCATACTGAGATCCACCACCGCCCTTGCCGCTGACTTTCTTTTTATGCTCGGTAGAAATGAAATCAGAAATAAATATTATATTGCCGGAAACCCGCATCTCGGTTCCGCTGCACCAATTGATCGGAGCGCCTTCGCTTGCAGTCTGGAATGCAAAATCGCCAAGTTTGGGAGCGACGATATCCTTGCCGGGGAAGAGAGCTGGGAATACATATTTCTGGTCAATGTAAGCACCGACCACGGCGCCAATTCGTGCGCCTGCCGCGCCTCCGTAAAAACCACCAATTGCTGCAAGCGCTATCGTTGCCATCTATTTTTCTCCTGCAATCACTGGTCTGAATACATGCGTTATCCGTTTAGACCATTTGCGGTCAATCCCGTGCTCGGTAACTTTCTGACGGCCTTTGGCAAAAGCGTGGAGCATCCCGATATCGGTCTTGATGCCTACATGTTGCGGAAGTCCTCTTTTGAGCACCCAGAAAACAAGGACGTCGCCATCGCGCATTTCATCGACCGAAACCTCTGCCATATGAGCCGACAAGCGCTCTATCAGAAATGCGCCATTTTCAGGAGTCGGCATACGGCCATAACAATTGCTGTCCTCGCCGATCAATCCAACGAAATCCATAACCTGAAGGATGAGGCCGAGGCAATCGATCCCCACGCCACGAAGCCTGCCATGATGATGGAAAGGCGTTCCCAAATACTTCCGGGCTTCCAGAACTATGCGCTGACCAAGATCCATCATTTCGCGTTCACCGTTCGCATCATTCTGTCAGTCCCCGGAACCGAAGGAAACCCGCCATAATTGACAATATTATTATAAGTATCTATGCAAGTGCCTTTCAATTTATCGCAGCCTGGATAAATATCAAATGTATCGCCGACTTGCATATCGAATGCAGAGGGGAGTTGAAGCGTTACATCATACGTCGAGCCGCCGACAAGAACCATATCATGGATTTGATCGAGCAAGCCGTCGTTATTACCGGCAGTCCATTCGACATGCCCGGTCTGGTAATCGGATAATGCCGTCCCGCCGGCCAAAGTGAAAGTCGTCCTGAAAATGCGCCGCTGAGTTCCGATAGAATCTATGTCGTCAGAGACTTTATAAGTCGCTTTTACGATTTGGCATCTATCATCAAATAAATCCCACCGGCAGACTCGGCTGTATAAATCACCCGCTCGAGGAACAAGCCAGCGCGTAACTCCTTCAAGGGTCGCTTCCCAATGCTCGCCGGAAAAAGTCGTATCAGTAATCCAATACCTTGTTGTCATCATCGGACCGACCCAAGGATATTGCCAATCGATCATGTATTCTGTAATTTCGGCCTCCCGATAAAGACCAGCCCTCAAATCATCGTCGGTTATAACAGAGGCTTTAATATAACCAACAACCTGCATATTGGCGGCCTCAAGATTTGCCTGTTGCTCGGTTGCCGATGAAATGAAACTGCCGACAGGGACGTAAGTATCGCCGAGAACTACCAGTGGTGAATCATGATCCGTGAAATAAAAGATAACGCCATCGGTACGCTCAAGTTTCCAGCAAGAGACGTATCGATTCATCTTCTGATTTTTAAGTGATTCCTGCGCAACATTCAAATCAAGCGACACGTTTCATCTCCCTTATGCTAATTGCTGCGCAACGAAATCGTCTATGCCCGGGTCAGTTGTTGGTCCAGAACCCGTGATCATATGACCATACCCCAAGAAACCTTCTCCGGTGTATGAACTATCTGTGGTCGATAATAGCCAAACGCCAGGCTCGCCCGCAGGAGGAGTCCATACTTTTATTTTGAGCGCGGCTCCGTCCAATTGTCCTTTGACCATAACTGGATCGCCTACGGTTAGAACATGACTAAAAGCGCCAATCAAAAGGCTCATCGATCCGCCGGTTATCTTCAAAATTTCAACCCTGTATCTTGTCGCCGAGCCGGAATCAGAAATCGAGAATGCATACCCGTTTCTTGTCACGGGGTCCCAACGAACCAGCATCATAACCTTATACTCATTGCCAAGATTTCCGCCATCTATTCGCATGAATGCCTCAGTTTCAACGTTCCTGATCTGAGGCCATCCGGAATAATGAGCGGTCGCGTGCCACGTTGCGCCAGATTGCGAAACGTCTAGTTCGTCATTCCCGGCATCGTAAGCAAAGTCCGCACCGCTATTGGCGGAGTTATTTTCCAGGGCGCGAGTGGCTGCAAAAGAATCGTCGCTGAAATCGTCGCTCCAGTTTTTTATTGTCCTATATGGAGTTTGAATTTTTGCAGCCCAAATACCGTCCTCAGTAGTATTGTCTAGCAACCAGAGCGTAGCAACTTCCTCATCCTCAATTTCAACAATTTCGTTGCTGTACGTATGGTCGTATATTTTGACGGGGTCGCCGCCCAAAAATAGAGGATATGCAACAACATAATATGGACCGCCCGGCTGCAGTTTCCTAGCGTCAGGCAAATACATATCACTTACGCCCCCGCTGGTATCTACAACATGCACTAGTGGCGAGCGCTTTCCAAGCGGATGAAAAGGTATAGGAGCAAATTGATTCACTGTGTATCTCACGCCACCTCTGAAAAATCTCTCCGCAGCGGTAGCCATTAGCCAACTCCCAACCATTCGTTGCTCGAGCCATTATAGAAATTATAAATAGTTACGCTTTCATCCTGCGCGAGCGTGATGAGGGGATTGTCGTCTTCATCCAGCACATCGAACCCGGTCGCGGCATCATTATAAATAAACCAAAACGGGCCGCCGGTGGGGAAGTCAGCCGAAGCCGGAAGTTTAATATCCGAGCCGTCAGAAGTAACCTTGAGCGCCCGGCCAATTCCAAGAGATATTACGGTCAATGCGGTGATGGATATCTCGGCGCCTCCTCCAAAGAAGAACTCCTCCGGATTCGCTAACTCGTCTCGGATTTCTATCAGAGGAACATCTGAGATCGAGGCCGTCTGCCAAGTATCAATTGATATCGCGATCGAAAGATCCAATTCTTCACCGAATCGAACGGGAACATCGAATTCGCATCCTGCAGAAACGACTTCGCCGTTTCCTGGGGCGGCTGCAAATGTAACGATTCCGGTTGTTGTATCAACCGTGAAATCAGCGCCGGCGGTCTTCGCGACGCCATCAATGGCAATGACGGTTGAGTCAGCAACGGGCTTGGTTATATTTCGATTTCTTGTTACTCCGCCGCTGGTATACTCTTTGAAGATTTGAAACTCTGTTTCGCTTGCATCGCCGACGCCGATTTCAACATCCTCATCGTCGGGCGCCGAAATATGATCGCTGGATGTAGAATAATCCATCCAATCTTTGAACCTGAAACCGACCGCAGGTCCGCGCCTGGCGATGTAAAATTCTACGAGATCACTCAAGTCGCTTTGATCCTGTATGGCCTTGACAACATTATAGCGCCTTCTTGCAGCCTGCCATCTTGAAGAGCGCTCTTCGGCGCCGCTATCGGTTGTCAAAATAAACGTGCTGAATCCCGGGCCGCCAGAACTGCCATAACTTATCTTTGTTGAAATTCGATCTTCGACAAATGCCATATCATGATCCCCGTTATCTGTTCATTCTTCTTTTCACGCCGTCCATTATTTGCTTTTCGCTCTTTTTGAAACTGGTCGCGTCTGGAGTGTTTATTATTTGCGTTACATGCACGGTTGTTCCTCCGCCTCCAGAACCACCGACTTCAGGTCCGCTTATCCTGGCAGCGAGTATCCCGGTCGACGCTCCAGAGAACCCCATTGTATTTGTAGTCATTCCTCCAGTACCCGTGTCAGTAGTATCAGCCGCTACTGTGCCGCCACCGCTGAATTCAGCAGCAATCGCTCCGCTGATAGCATTGGCCAAAGGCTGAGTAACCGTCTGACGGAGAACAAGCCTTGATAATTCCAGGGCAAGATTCTTGATGGCTTCCTTCAGGCTTTTGGCGCCAGTGATAGCGTCCTCGAATGCTCTGGCAAATGCATTGCCTACCATTTTTGCAGCGCGCGCGATTTTTTCTTGCGATACTTTTCTTACTTTATCAGCAGCAATCAAGGCGCGCGTTATTTCTGTTTGTTTTATGAGCTCTGCTGTTTGTTCTTGGTACTTTCCTATTATTTCATCTGCGCGCTCCTGGGCAAGATCGCCATATAAACCCTCTTGCTTGGCTATTTCGAGCGCTTCTTCTCTAACAGAATTGTAGGCTTCGAATGCAGCGCGTTCTTCGTTTGTTAGGCCTATCAAATCACCGCGCCTGCTTTCAGCCGCAGTCAGATCGATTATTGTTTCTCTGAGAGCCGAGATGCGCTCTTTGGCTTCAGTTATTCGTGAAATGTCCTCTTCATCAACAGTAGTTTTGAACCGGCCACCTTTAGGAGCCTTCAGTTGCGCATCTGTCAGCCTAGCCATTGCCTTAGCAATATCGTCCATTATTTTGGCGGTATCAGCACCCTTTTCTGCTTCCCCGCCCAACAATGAAATTCGCTTTTCCATGCGCTCAATAATTTTATTGAGATCAGCTCCCATAACGATGGCTTGTTGCCATTCGCCATTGACGAGTTGTTGGATATGCCTTGCCTTGGTGAGTTTTCCGCCCATGGCTTCCGATTCAAGGCCTGCTTCTTTTATAACCCTGGCCAATTCTTCAGTAACAGGAACAAGCCCTCTCTTCATCAATTCCCCGAGTTTTGTTCCAGGCTCGAAAGCGCCGCGTTCGATGTCGCTTTTCAATCCCCTGTATTTTATCGATAATTGAGTTAGCACCCGGGCCATTTCCTTCTGCGCGCTTAATTGCGCCTGCAAGTCTCCAAGCGTTGTTGCTCTGTTGAGTTTAATTTGAGCCTCGACCAATGCGTCAGCCGCAGACTTTGTTCCTTCAAGAGCCTTGTTGAGCGCTTCGGTATGCTTTGCCGCTTCATCGGTCTTGCCAGAGAAAACAACAATGGCAGCAATAAGAGCACTGATGGCAACCGCGGCGACCGTGAAAGGGTTGGCTGCCATAGCAACAGTAAGAGCCTTGAAGCTGATATTGATTGTATTCAGCCATGCGGCCACTTTTATTGCAATAAGTGCTGTGGCCGCAACAGCCACAAATTTGATGGCCTTCGCTATGGCTTCATATTTAGCGCGCGAATCCCCGAGCGTTGCGCCCATACCAACAAGCGCCCTTACAACGCCGGTGATTGAAATGATCGTTTCTTTCAGAGCGCCACCGAATCCTGAATCGCCAATGGAAATGAAGGCCTCCTGGATTGAAGAAATCATGCTCTTGAAAGAACCCGTCAAGGTCCGGCTCATTATATCGGCTACTTCTTGAGATTTGCCTTTGTTGTCTTCATATGCCTTATTGAGCGCATGCATTTTTTCTGTCGATGCGGCGAATATCAAGGCCGCCGCCGCGTTCCTGCGACCAAAAATTCTGACTGCTTCTGCTGCCGTAATGTTTGCCGCGCCGAATTTTTCGAATATGCTAATCAAGTCGTTCTTCTCTGGATTAACATCATCAAGCGAAATCTTCATGCGTTTGAGTTCCTTGGCCGCCTTCGACGTCGGGCCAAGCAAAGCCGAGAAAACACCTCGCAAATTCGTTCCGGCAAGACTTGCCTGGATACCGGAATCACCTAACACACCAAGCGCCGCGGCGGTTTCCTCCAGAGAACGACCCATTGCACCAGCGACCGGGCCGACAAGTTTCATGGCTTCTGCAAGTTGCTGAACGTTGGTATTTGCATTGTTGGCCGTATTAACGAGGATATCGGCCACGCGCTCTGTCTCCTCGGCTGCAAGGCCGAATTGAGACAATACGTTAGACGCGATATCTGCGGCCTCGCCGAGTTCCAGCATTCCCGCAGCGGCAAGATTCAAGGTCGCCGGGATTGCCGCAATAGCCTGTTCGGCGGTGAAACCTGCCCGCGCCAAGAAGAGCAACCCGTCGCCCGCTTCGGTTGCTGAAAACTTGGTGGTTGCCCCTAAATCTCGCGCGGTCTTATTGAATTGCTGCATTGTCGCTTCGGTCGCGTTCGTTACGCCTTCGAGTTGAGCCATGACTTCTTCAAAACTTGCAATCGTTTTTACCGCAGCCCTGGCGGCGAGCATGGCGCTAAAACCAGCAGTCAAGCCACCGATCACTCTATTGAGCCTTATGCCTGCCTTGCCGACTTTGTCCATAGACCCGCCCGCCTGGCCCAAAGTAAATCCGGCACGCTTGGAACTATTTATCAGATTGTTGAACGCGCTAACAGCCTTCTTTGATCCAACAATAGCGCCGCTAGGATCGATTCCAACCTGCAATGTAGGCATCTATTTCCCCTTGTTTTTGCCTTTGCTTTTGCTCTTGGATTCTTGTTCGAGACGGTCTTCTTCCAGGCGTCTATATTCAATATCCAGTTTAAGAATCATATTCAACGCCTCGATCGCATCTTCTCCGTCGTAGCCGTTCAAGTCTAGCCAGGCCTTTATGTCTGCAATTCTTAATGGCTTTATACTCCCGTATGTTGTGCCTCGCTGTCCATTAAGATCTCCAAAAGCCCTCCACGATCCAACTAAGTCACCGGGAAGAATCGGCATCTGCTCAAGTGGTCTTATTCTCTTTCCTTTTTCTGCAAGCCTTCTGAGATAAGGCTCATGCTTACCCCATTGCAACTTCCACTCAAGCAGACTTATGAGTTTTTTACATCTTCCTCCGTGGCTTCTGCCCTGAAGAGGCTCATGTCGCTGGCGTAGTCAACGACGACATCGAGGAAACTTGGAAACTCCTTGAAGAGCGCGAGCGCCCTTTCAGGTGAATACGGGATATCTTTCTCGATGGTCCCGTCTTCATTTTTGTAATCAAGATTTTTCCAGCCGAGCAGAATATGATGCGCGATGGCCACTTCCATGCGCTCCTCGACGTCCTCATCGCTGACGTTTGACCTGCGCCCGAATTTGCTTTTCTGCTTGCTGACAACTCCGCGCAGGAATTTCCTGTACTTATCGTTGCCGAGCCTGGCAATCAAGAGTTCCAAGCCCTCTTTTTCTTTGACCCAGACGCCTTTAGTTTCGCGTTCCGGGTCGGCCTTCAATTGGCTGATGTTAAATCCCACTTGTGCCTCCTTTTGTGTTTGGCTGCCGCCATGCGGTGAGTCCGATACGGGTACGCTTGGCGGAGGCGATTATGCCGCAAAATTATGCGGCCCTGATTATGCGGCGAATCTTACGATTCTGACAGTTACGTCCTCGGTCGCGTGCCGGTGCGCCATCCATGTCATATCGGCGACGATATCCGTGTTCGGCCCCGGGGTCGGGTTTCCGCCGTCGGTATACTTAACGCGCGGGAAATCGATTATGTAGGCATTCCCGGCATCGTCAACGAAGATCGCCACGAGCGAAGTATCCGTGAAGTCGAGATACTTGTCCATGATGGTCTTGTTTTCGAAATACATGGTCACAGTTCCGCTGGCACCGACGCGGCCAGACCCGTAACTTTCCGGGCCGAGCGTTCCAACAACCTGCCTGGCGCGCATGTTGTTTATGATCGCCATCGTGAAGTTCGTTACCTCCTGCGTTGACATTCCTTCGAGGATGGCGAGCACTTCATCGGTCGCGTTCATCGGGCAGAGGGTTGTTGCCGCTTCCGCGGTTCCATCGCCGGTCGAACCTGTAGCGTTAGCCTGCAACTTGCCAAGCAGGGTAAAGGCTCCGGTTATCAGGCCATCAGCGGGAACCGAAAGATTGAATCCGTCGAAGACCATTCCGTTGAACAGCGCGAATTTGTCTGTCACGACGTCGGTATATTCGCGCTGGACCGAGAAGGATTTCTCGGTAACGCCATTGACGATCTGCTCGCCCATGACGGCGGTAACGCTGTCGCCCGCGGCCTCAGTAACGACTGTCCTGCCGGAGAGCACCATTTTACCAGCGGCCAAGGAAACGATCTTGAAGTATCCGTTGTTGGCCGACTCGGTGAATCCGCTGGTTTTGATCCACTGATTCGCCAAGAATCCATCGCTGATGAATGCGGTCCCGGAGTCATTGATCGAATTGTCACCGTCGGCCATACTGTAAGTGGTTTCGGTCGATGTTACGATCGTTGACCAGCCCGCGCTTTCGAGCACTGCTTCGAAGAAATCGTCATACGTCCCATAACTCAACTCGACGTTGACATCTCCGCCCGCGGCGACATTGGTCCGCTTGACGCATGGCACCTGACGATCCGGACGGACCTCCTGCGATTCGGTCGTCTCGGTGTTCTGCTTCAGCGATTCATTGACGAGCCTGGTATTCTTGAAGGCCGTCAAGATGCTCACGCCGCCGACCGCCGACTCGTCTGCGCCGATGGTTTCCTCGACCACCATGGCCGAAGTCGTCACGCTGACGACAGTTTTGTATCCATTGCTCGCTGCATTGACGAAGCCCGCCACGAGCACAGTCTGCTTCGGATAGAAATCATCCAGCCCGCTCGCAATCAAATATTTCGACTGCGAAAGGATGGCCGACGCCGTTGCGCTCGCAATATCCGCGTCCGGCGTTATCCCGTAATTCGCGGGATCTTCCTCGATGTAGCGCAGTGCCACTCTGTCACTGTCCGCCATGGTACTTCCTCCTTCTTTCCTATAATTCCACTAAGAACTTACATCATCCGCGAAAAACGGACACGTTACATTGTATTGCCAAGTATCGCGCACGCGCCCGACATTGGTAGTAAATGGAGTTCTGAATGTCACGCCAGTATCGGTGACAGATCTGAATGCTGCTTCTATTAAATCGGCCATCTCCGCAAGGTTCTTTGTTCCACTTTTGATCGGAGCGAAGAGTTGAACAACGAGAAGCCCGGGGCGACGAAATGTTTTCGTGCTGCCAACGGTCGTTTGCGCAGCCGCAAGCGGACCGAAATTGAGCCTTGCCCACATCCCGTCTTCCGGCCTGGTGAAATCGCCGTCATTGTCATACTGAGTTGCCAGAGATTGGCCATCTTCTATTTCCGTCTTGAATCTGGACTTGACCGCATTTTGTATGGCTTCAAGATTCATTATGTTTCCCTCTCGAATGCAACCCTGACTTCTTCTATGGCGCCGGCGAGCATCTTGGCTGGAGCCATCCTGTCGGTCCCTTCTTCCAGATAGAGAACATAGGAAACATTATTGGTCAGGAATACAGTATCGCCAAACCTGACCTTCTTGATTTCCATATTACCTCGATTTATAGTTTCGTTTCCTTCTTCGTCTTCAAAAGGAACGTCCGCATCAGGCTTCCAATTGACCGTTAATTGCCAGTTGCCTCTCGCTCTTCCAGTATCGACCGGGGTTTTTAAGACGACCCGGCTCAACAACTCGAGCGCGATTTTTCTGATGAAAACAGCGAACTTGTTCGGAACAACAGTCTTGGCGAATTCGAGTATTTCATCGTTAAATTTATTTATGTTTTTGGTTATAGTGGTCAAGAGCCTGATCTCCTGATCTGCACTTTATAGGCCGCGACGAATTCGCCAGAAAG